ATCTCTTCGTTCGGTGCAGGTAATGTAGCGCCCAGCTTCTCTTCCATCTCTTGACGGTACTGGAAGGCCACGTGCTCTCCGATATGCGCACTTAGCGCAGCCATGATCTGCTGCGCTGCTGGGTTCTGCCCAATAAATGCCATGATGGAGGGGTCTTGCATAAAGGCTTGGTGAGTAGCAATGTGCGCCGCATGATCTTGATAAATAAAAGCTTTTATCGGCTTACCAACTAGAGAGTTCATGTTCTCGCTTACTGGATCAGCAGGCTTGATGTCGTCCTTAGTCGGTACTAGCTTGTCGGCGTTCTTGATACCCAAGACCTCGATCATCTGGCGATGAAGCTGTGGGAGGTCGTAGATTTGTGGGGTGGCCTGCGCCATCTGCAACACGGTTTGGTACTGGACCACTCGTTGGGCCATCGTGCTGCTGTTGGGGTCGCTGACGGGAATTACTTCCACCATGGCGTAATCGGCGCGTCGCGCGCGGGGTTCACCACGATCAGGCACGTACATGTACTCTTCCGGCGCATACTCAGAGATGATCTTTCTCAGGAGTTTAAACTCCTGCTTCATCGAGTAGTGCACCCTAGATTGCACCGCAGCCATGGGCTTTAGGGTACGTTCTAAAAGAGCAAGTGTGGTTCCAACAGGAGCATTTGCACTCATGTCGGATATGTTCATGTCTGAGATAGCGCCTAAACGTCGGCCTTCTTCTGTGATCTGCTGCAATAATGCTAGCAACGTCTGAGAAGGCTCTTTGTATGGCAGCGGCATGATGTTATCGCGGATGCTGCCAGAGGGCACATCTACATCACGGAATTCGCCCGGACCAATCGGTGTGTCGTCGCCCTTAACTCGTAGTCCCCTAGATTTGAGACCACCGGGGAGATTGGATAGTGTTCCAGCGTCCACGAGCTGACGGATAATACTAGTGCCAGCTTTAGCATAACCACCAATAATGTGAATGAGGCCGAGTCCATAAAATCCAAATCCGGGGACGTACGCATAGTGTACGAAATGTTGACGCTTGAGCGTCAAAGGATCGTCAGGGTTCCAGTTGCGGCGTACAGCCAGCACTTCGCCCGTACCTTTCTCAAGCGTTACTACGTAAGGCTTTGCGACGGTTAGCCCGTCGGAATCACCTTCCTCGTCAGCGCCGTCAATACCGTCAATAATCAGGTCAGCATGTACTTCTAATACGGTGTAACGATCGTCTGAAGTGAGTGAAACTCCAGATTGCTCCGCTTTAGCTTCCTCAATATCTGAGAAAAACGACACCGGATCGCCCAGCTCAACCTCACGATAGAAGCCGCCAGCTTGTAGTTTGACCAGCTCGTTTTTTGTCTTGCGCATTACGTGCGTAACACGTTCGGCAGATTCAATGTTTGAAGCGCCGTAGGGGACAATCACATCTTCAGCGGGGATATACAGTGCTACCTGACGCCCTAAGTTCGGGTCAAAGTACACCTTCTTAAACGCAGAACCTGCCAAGCCAAGGCTGTACAGCAGCCTCTCATGCTCGGGGCGGTATTCTACCATAACCTCGGTCAATTCGTAATTCATATCCGTCTTGACTCGAAGCGCTGCGTCTTCTTTATCTTTGGTCGGCTCGCCAAGAATCTTAGTCTTTACAGGACCGGCAGCAGGGAACGTCTCGCTCATAGCCTCGGCTTGGAACCGGATAGCGGCTTCCGCCAAAATGTTACTATATACCCCACACGCGTTTTCCCAAGGCTCAACACGCTCTTCGTATTTAAAACCTAGTACGTCAAGACCTCGCACATAACTATCAGCCCAGTCACGGCGTGCAGCCATGTCACCTTCGATAGCCTCGCAAAGATCACTGGAAACGGACTGTAGCTGCTGGTCACTAAGATAGTCAGCAAGGTTCGCATCAAACGGCGCAGCGTCAACCTCGTCTACTTCTTCGCCAAAGCTAATCTCAACGCTTCCGTCTTCTAGCTCTACCATCACGGGCAGGTCTTCGTCGGTGGCGATAGCCATCTCGATCATGGCGTCGGGTTCGCCCATACCCTCTACCAACTCTTCGTCCATGCCCTCGGGCATCCCGTACAATCCTTTCTCAATAGCCATGTTAGTTGCCCTGTATAAAATCTATTAGTCTATCCAGCATGGATGGGTCCACTGGCTCCGCCGCCGGTACGGGTAGTCTAACTCCATACTTCTCTTGTTTCTCGGGAGTTAACCACTCTCTGAACTCGCCTATTAAATTGCGGTATTCCTTTTGCTTGCCCTTCAAGTTCCTAAAGTCGCCTGCATTACGGTCGTACCTAAGAAGTTCGTCGTACTCAACATTGCTATCTTCAGCGGAATCTATGTACCCATGTTCTAGGCTTGGGCTAAGCGGCCTGCCTCTGTTGCGTCCAGTTTCCTCTAAAAAATCTAAGAACGCTGGGCTGTCTAAACCTCTATGTGTAAGTTCGTGAGCCACCGTTTTGGGTTGGGTATACCGCTTGCCACTACGCATAAAGCCTTCTTTACTGGCATAGGCGCGTTCTGCTTCGTTGTCCCCTACAGGTTGAAATACTGACACGCCTTTTCCGCCTCGGGCGGTTTTATCTGGAGGGGTGCCCATAAACTGAATAACCGGAGTTTCCACAAGCGCGCTACGTCTTTCCGGGTCAAATTTCTCATCAGGTCGCCCCAAACCTCGCATAGATTTAGTGTACGCCCCCAATATACTAGGCAGCCCCCGGCCACCTGTTGTGTAGCTGCGGATCTGCGCGCGGTCCTCGTTAGTGCCTTTGCCGTAACCAATCGCGGAAGGTAATCCAAACTCTCCGCCGAACCTACGCTCTGGAGGCAGCTTGCGCTGTACCTCACCCATGTACTCTTGATCGCCAAACTCAACCGACGCATCAAACGCCTTCCGCTGATCTGGGGTTAGGCTGTTCAGCCACCTTTCAAATTTTGTTTTCTCTGCCATTAGTAGAATCCGCCGCGTCGTCTGTATAAAGACTCACTTTCCGCTTCGTCAGTTGGTAAGGAGATAAAGCCGCCTTGACGAAAACGCATCAATGCCATTATGGTAGTATCCACCAAGTCATCGTGCGACATGAACGGAAATCCAGCTACTTCTTCTACTAGCTCTTCCGCCCAACGTGTTTGGGGTACATACACAAGTCCAGATCGTACTATATCAGCAACCGAGTTCAAACGCGCAGTTTTATCGCCCGAACCCCTGTGTGGTGTATATTCTTGGATCATCAGCCCCGATCGGCGCATTTCTTGATATAGCGGCGTACCACTACTTTTCTTCTCCACAATAAACGCATCTGGCTCCCACTCCTCGTACTGCTCCATAGCCAGCTCTTTCAGCTCTGGAAATTCTAGCCGCTTCTTTATGGAGTTAAGCAGGATGATGCAGTAGCAGTTCTCTTCCTCGTTAAAGAAAACACCCCACGTAGTCAGCGCCGTGTAGTCAGCTCGGTTGTTCTTCTCGGCTGCGGCGTCGAGCGTCATTATCAAATACTCACACGGGGGCGGGTCGTCGTGCGGCCACTCCTGCCACCACTCGCGCTTAACTAGCGCAGCTTCTTCTGCCGTAGGCTTCTGCTGATACTGGGCATTCCACTGGAACACCGGCATCGACGCTTTTGTGCGGTACAGGGCATCTAAGTTAAAGAACTCAGGCCACAAAGGCTTTTCTGTAGTTAGGGTCTTTGCGTTCTTGCCACTACCTACTTTCCGCTCAACCTCCAAAACCGCTGGGAATTCAATAACTTCGTACTTATCGGCCAGATCATTCTGGGCCATGTCCCGTACTACCCTGCCGGTCAAATCGTCTAAGTGCCACCTAGTCTGTACGATAGCGATCCGCCCGCCGGGCATGAGACGCGTACGAGCACCGAACGTAAACCACTCGTAGGCTTTGTCGAAAACATCCAAGTTACCGCTGATGATGTCTTGTTCGTTATGCGGGTCATCTACTAATAGCAGGTGGGCACCACGACCGGCGAGCGCCGAGCCAACACCACAAGCGAAATACTCTCCGCCAGCACTTGTGTTCCAACGCCCCGCTGATTTCGAGTCCGACGCTAGCTGCACATGGGGGAATATGGCTTGGTACTCAGGAGTGGAGATCAGGTTACGCACCTTCCGTCCAAAGTCCACCGCAAGGTCTGTGGTGTGGGACACCATCAGCACCTTCTTATCTGGGTTACGCCCCAAGAACCACGCCGGAAAATAGATAGAGATAAGCTGACTTTTGCCGTGACGAGGCGGCATGTTTACACAAATACGGTCTTTGCCTGTGTCGGGCAGGTCCTCTCCGTCGTCGGAATACTCTTTACCCCGCTCAATATCCATAAGCATGTCAGCTAGGATGCGGTGGTGTTTGCCTACCTTATAGTCAGCCTGCATCTGTTTGCAGAATTCTATCAAATCGTTATATGCCGCCTCAGCGCGCTGCCTAGCTTCTAGCTCTTCTACTATCTTTAGTATCTCTTCCTGCTCTTCGGGGGTGTAGGAGTTCAGGTTTTGTAGGAGCAGGTCAAGTTCAGCGGCAGTAAACTGCGCAGGCGCAGTCGGGATAGGAGATATGGTCGTGTTTGCTAGCTCTTCGAGGGTTCTAGGCATCGTCGCCCTGCTCCCCATCCACTTCGTACACGCCGTCGGCGTTCATTTTCAGGACTTCTAGCTTCTCACGCAGTTTTTCGCGCAGTTCTGCGGCGTTTTGGTGAGTTACCGTAATTTCTTTGCGCTCTGTAAACAGCCCAACGTCGGTCATCTTGCCCAAAAGCTCCAAAGCACGGATGCGTATGCGGGCGTCGGCGTTCTCTGTCTCCAGAATCAGCTTGTTAACAACCGTATTTCTAATCTCAGCAGAGTGGGTAGCGACTAAGTGCCCGAATTCTTTCAGGATGTCGTTGGTCTGGACTATGACGGCGGGGGTCAGGCTGTTAAATCGAGTGTCGCTTACTGCTTGGGAGGTCTTCTCCACGTTTTCTGCGTAGGAAGTAGCCAGTGTGGCGGCAATATCGTTATCCACGTCGTCAGGTACATCATCGAACTCTAAGCCGTGATGCTCTAACTCGTTTATCGTATTGCATGCAGCTTCCACACGAGCCTTTAGGTCCATGTAGGGCACATCGTCTGGTATTTCCATACCGAACTCAGGGTCGAGGGCCATAGCCATCTATGTATTACCTTTTAAATGCAAGCAGTTACGCCGTTGAGCGGAGTATAGGAGGTTGTACGGTGGGGTGCAATAGCAAGGATTCAAATAGAGAGTTTCGATCCTTGAGCGAGGATTCAAATAGAGAGTTTCGATCCTTGTCTGCTTTTTGCAAAAAATTTTTTTGGTTTAGCGAAATAAAAGAAGGTGGGGGT